TTTGCCGAGCACGTTAAAGATATATGGCTACCTAAGCGGTACAAGATTCTATATGGGGGTAGGGGTGGCGTTAAGTCATGGACAGCGGCGGACTATCATTTAATTGATGGATTCCAGCAACCGCTCAGAGTGCTATGTGCGCGAGAGGTACAGAAGTCCATCAAGGAGTCTGTACACCAACTCCTGGCAGACCAGATTGATCGCCTTGGCTTGCAGGACTTCTATGAGGTCTTATCAACAGAGATACGCGGCAAGAATGGCACCAAGTTCTCATTCACTGGCCTATCAAGCCTAACGGCAGACTCGATAAAATCATACGAGTCATACGACAGGTTCTGGGGTGAGGAGGCTAATACACTCTCACGCCGTAGTTTAGACATATTAATTCCAACCATTCGCAAGCCCGGATCAGAGATCATGCTAACACTGAATCCTGAACTGGATACGGATGAGGTATGGACACGCTTTATCGAGACACCACGTGACGACACGCTGGCTATCGAGTGCTCATACCACAATAACCCTTGGTTCCCCGATGTCCTTGAGAGCGAGCGCCAAGCATTTCTCAGGCAGGTTGAGATGGGCAAGCGCCGCCAGTCTGACTATGAGTGGATATGGGAGGGTAAGTGTAAGCCCGCTGTTGACGGTGCTATCTATCCCGACGAGGTTTCTGCGGCCATGAAGTCAGGCCGCTTAATGAACCTGCCGCACGACCCACAGTTCAAGACGTACACCGTATGGGATCTGGGTTGGAATGACTCGATGGTCATTCTGTTCGTGCAGAAACTTGGCAGTGCCGTGCATATCTTCGACTGCATCATAGACTCACACAGAACCTATGACAGCTACGTCCAGGAGATTAAGGACCGGGGCTACGGGAACATGGCTAAAGCTTACCTGCCGCATGACGGTAAGGCTAAGAACGCCCAAACCGGCAAGAGTCCGATCCAGTTGCTTAACTCACTTGGTCTGAAGACAGATGACAAGGGCGTACCGGACATAGGCGTTAAACAGGGTATTGAGGCAGCACGACAGATGTTCCCTCGCGTGTACTTCGACAAGACGCGATGTACTGACCTGTTCAACCAATTAAGACGTTACGCCCGGGTCATTAGCAAGGTGACTGATGAGGCTGGCGCACCCAAACACGATGAGAACTCTCACGGTGCTGATGCCTTCAGGTATGTAGCCGTGATTGAAAAACAGCTAACGAATGAGACGTATGACATGAAGCCAATAAACTACGATTCCCGGGGCATTGTGTAATGCCAGATACCGTAGCCCTTAATGCTGCTATCGATGCATACGCAGAACAATCCCTTGGCTCTGATTCAGACAGCAGTGAATTGTCAATGGAGCGTGCGCTCGCGCTTGATGCTTATGCTGGCAAGAACATTGACGAGGCACCCGAGGGTCGATCTCAGGTAAACGACAGGACTGTCTTTGAGTCCGTCCAGCAGGTCATGCCCAGCTTTATGCGTATCTTTGCCGGTGGTGAGAATGTTGTCGAGTTCGATCCCGTTGGACCGGAAGACGAGGAAGTTGCACAGCAAGAATCGGATTACCTTAATTACCTTGTAACCCAGAAGAACGACTGGGAGCTTACCGTAAGGGAGTGGTGTCAGGACGCGCTCATCACCAAGAACGCCTATTGCATGGTGAGTATGCAAGAAAAGCTCAACACGGAAATAGAGAGTTATGAGGGCCAGTCTGAACAGCAGATAGCCCTATTGCTTGAGGGTGATGTAGAAGTCATCGACGGTGAGGAGCGTATAGACGAGGACCAGCAAGGCCCACTGATTGACCCCACAAGTGGTCAGCCCGTACCCCCTGAGTTACAAGAGCAGGCCGAGGCGATCATGCAGCAGCAGGGCATAGAGCCACAGTATGCCCCTGTAACTGTTTATGACGTATCTATACGTAAGACTACGCCGACGCAAAGCCTGATGTTTAATGTCTTGCCGCCAGAGCGGTGCAGGGTGGGGCAGGATACAAAGGACTTTACCTTAGAGGACGCGAACTACTTTGAGTACTGGGATTTAGTCACCCTGTCCGACCTTCGGAAAGAAGGATATGAGATTGACGATGATATCTCTGATGACCCCTATAACGAGACAGAGGAAGACGCCTCAAGGGATGATGGGTTTGATACGAACCTTGAGATCGAAACGCCCGACAAGTCCATGCGGCAGGTTGTTGTCAGAACCATATGGATTCGCTTTGATTACGATGAGGACGGCATAGCCGAGCTTCAGAAGGTTGTCAGGGTAGGCCGAGAGGTACTTGAGCGCGAGGAGATTACACGCATTCCCGTTGCTTGCATTGTGCCGTTCATCAACACGCACAGACACGAGGGCGACAGCTTTGCTGACTTGCTCTTTGAGGTCCAGAGGATAAAGACATCGCTGCTGCGGTCTGGCCTTGACTCGATGAACCTGGCGACGAACAACCGCCACGCTGTATCGGACAAGGTTAATATTGACGACATGCTGATAAGCAGGCCGGGAAGCCTCGTCAGATTGAGTGACGGCGCTGTGCCGGGTGAGGGTCATGTCATGCCCTTAACGACAGAGAACACGTTCCCAATGGCCCAGCAGGGCTTGCAGCACATGGACACCGTTACTGAGGCACGTGTGGGTGTGAACCGTCAGTTTAGCGGTATTGATATCGGCACGATGACGGGTAACAACGAGCACGATGCTATTGGTCAGCTATCGACAATGGCCGCGCAAAGGGTGGAGGACGTTGCTCGCATCTTTGGCATGGGCTTTAAGCGCCTGTTCTCCCTTGCTCACGAATTGGTTATCAAGTCCGGCCATCAAGCTGAGACTGTAAGGCTTAGGGGTAAGTGGACCGACATAGACCCAACACAGTGGCGCACAGGGCGTGACATGCGTGTTGTTGCACCTTATGCGGCTGGTAATAAGGACTCACTGGCTCAAAGAATAATGATTCACATGCAGGTGCATGAGAAGGCGCTTCAATCGGGGCTGCCCATTGTAGACGCGCAGGACACATACGAGCTTGCCCTTATGCTGGCCAATGCCACCGATATACCGGGTACGAAGATATACACCGATCCCTCTACTGTTGAGCCGAAAGAACCCGGACCCGATCACACGATGATGGCCCTTGAGATTGAGAACAAGAAGGCTGATAACGAGGCAGCAGATGAGGAGCGCAAGGCCCAGATAGATGTAGCTAAGGTTCAGTCTGACAAAGAGGTCAAGGAGTTCATTGCTCGCCTGCAATCAGAAACGCAGATAGCCCTTGCCCAGATTAAAGCCGGTGATCAGGTCAACTTGGAGCAGTTCAAGGCCAACCTGAAGAATGCCCCGGTTGAATTGGGTAATGACCTTATCGCCCAGCAGTCCGAGGCGGTAAGTATGCTCAATCAGCAGGTTACTGAATCCATCCAGAAGATATCCGATGCGATGGACGAGATGAAAGCTACATCTGAGGCACCTATCAAGATTGTCAGGAAGAAAGGCAAGATTGTCGGTAAGGAAGTGAACGGCAAGTTCATACCCTTGGAGGACTAATGACAGCTAAATCAGACCGTATTACACGCCTTGTCAATGACGAGGATTTGAAGCAGGGATTCCAGGATGTACGGGATTCACTTCACCAAAAGTTCGCATCAACCAAGCTGGATGACAGCCAAGGAATGACGGACATAAGACGAATGTTGCACCTAATCGACAGCGTTGAAGCAAATCTCCACCGTGCCATTGAGGACGGAAAGTTGGAGGACTTCAGGGCAGCCGAAGGACCGGCACCATTGGGAGATATTAGAAAATGGATGAGAAACCGTTAGACGAGAGAGCACTTGACGCTATTTTAGGCGAAGATGCTGTAGATTTAGACAGTACTGAGGATAATGACAGTGCTGAGGACGTAATAGCCGATGAGAGCGCCTCAGAAGCCCCTGACGACACGATCGAGCCAGACGAGGGGGGTAGTGAGGGTTCAGACGATGATGCCGTAGAAGCCGAGGTAGTAGAGCTAGAGATTGACGGTGAGTTAGTCGAGGTTCCGGTCAAGTACAAAGACCACTTCTTACGCCAGCAAGATTACACCACCAAGACACAGGAGGTGGCATCTCAGCGTAAAGAGGTCGAGGTCCAACAGGGTGAGGTTGCCTTACGCAAACAGCAGTATGATTTTGCCGAGGAAGTACGTCCCGATCTTGATAAGGCCAGAGCACTAGAGGCTCAAGCCAATCAATACCACGAACATTTAAGGACCAATGTTGACAACCTGTCAGCAACGGACATAACCAAATTACAGATGGCAATCACTGATTCTCGCTCTGAGCGTGATGAGATTGTCAATGGAATAAAGGAAAAACAGGCAGGATTTCAGCAGGCGCAGGAACAATCCCACAAGGAACTCCTGAACAAAGGCACTGAGGTCTTAAAGCAACGCATACCTGGATGGGGCAAAGAACATCAGGAGCAAGTACGCCAGTACGCTGTTGAATCGGGTTATACCGAGGCAGAGCTACAGGGTGTGGTTGATCCTCGTCAAGTTGAAACGCTATGGAAAGCGCGACAATACGATGCCCTGAAGTCCGGTGTGGTGCCAGCCGTAAAAGCGGTGCAAAAAGCCATTCAGCCCAAGGCCCGAAACAAGATGGACCAATCGGCTAAGGACAGGCTTGCACTAAACAAAATAAAGAAATCCGCGCTGGATTCTCCGAAGAAAGCGGAGGCCATTATGGACAGCATTGCGGATAGATTTAGCTAGGAGACACAATGGCTATCGTAACAGG